ACTCTTAGCTCAGACTCATTAAACTTAACACCTGGAATTGTGGCAGAAAATTGTTTCATATAATCCCATGCAGTACTCTTTCCCTGCAAACGGTACGGAGAGATGAAAGCATATCTAGGATAGGGTTTACTGGACGTTAGAGCTGCTCTAATCAAGTGGTTGATAGCAAAGACAGTCTTACCCCCTCTCCTGTGAACTATAACGACATTGAAGCGGTTCGTATCGCATTTTTCATGCAAAAAATTTTGGATTTCTCTTGGTGAATAAGGAATGACTATTTGTTTCATATTATATTAGAACCCCCTCAATTCTTTGTTTGGCAATATCAAAGTATTTATCATCTTTTTCAATACCTATAAAGTTTCTATTAAGGTTTTTACAAGCAACTCCTGTTGAACCTGAACCCATAGTAAAATCTAATACAGTATCATTTTCATTAGTATAGGTTTTTATTAGATATTCAAGTAAGTCTATTGGTTTTTGAGTTGGGTGTACTTGTTTTTGTACTGTATTAAAGTTTAAAATATTTATAGGCATTGATTTGTTATTTGGTAATTTTCTATTTTCTTTACCTAATTTATATCCAGAATAATTATCAGATTTTTTTGTTATATTGGTTAACGGTCTTATATTCTTTATATCTTTATCTTTAATTTGTGGATTATAAAGACATTGTTTTTTATAAAAAATACTTATTATCTCATATTTTCTTAATGGTTGTTTCCATGCGTTTAAAAAACCCCTTGAATGAGATTTTTCCCAAACCCAATCGTATTTGAAATTTTGAATATTACTCATTCTTAAAGAGCTACTAAAAGGTTCGCTACCAAATAAGGCAATACAGCCATTATCTTTAATTACTCTTTTAAGCTGTTCCCACATTGGATCAAAGGGAATTATACTATCCCATTTACATTGAGTTGTACCATAAGGTGGATCAGTGAGGATTAAGTCGATTTTTTTATCAAAAATTTTAGGAAGTTCAATTAAGCAATCTCCATGTATTAATTTACTATTCATAAAATTACCCACCCCCTAATGGAGGGTTTTGTTTTGATTGTCAAATTCTTCTTCCAAGACGAACTGTTGCTTTATAAAGGTTGAAAAGTCTTCAGCATCAGCTTTATCCCTAAACCCCTCAAAGTGAGTAATGACTATTGGTTTTTTTGTTACTTTATTCTTGATTATAAAGATCGTTGTTTTTAAGAATTTATCATCCATGTGTTTATGCCTTGTATCAACATTATTCTAAGAGGTAACTCTAAAAATGGGTGTACCCTATTTAAAACCCCCCCTATTTACAAATGAGCTTTCATTTACCTAGCTTTTATTACTAGTGATAATTACAGACTATCAATAGTAATAATTAATGTTCTTATATTCCTTTCATATTGGCTATGTTTTTACTTCGTATGTAATATCTTGTAACTTTATGTGTAAATTATACAGACTTCTCATATACTCCAACACTTCTAGACCATAATATTGTGACATATTTATCACACTTAACTGTATTTGTGACATATTTACCACTATGGTTTAGACCAACTGATAGTCAATGGTTGGTTTTTCTCTGAATTAATGCTTAAAACCTCTGCAGATTTACCATATCTCTTTGCATTTAGCTTAGAAGCTGACCATTGTGAACTGGCTACAATAATTTTATAAAGATTAACCAGGTTTTGTGCAGCTTTGGAATCTAATTCACCAGACTCAATTTTAATCTCAAGCTCTTTTCTTTTATCTTCCAGCTCACTTAGTCTAAGATCCACCGCTAACTCTTTAGCTTTAATGTATCGACTCATTAAAACATCATCTTTAATTAAATAGTTTCTGAAAGATTGCCAAGTGAAATCCACATCATCTCTACTAAATACTTCTCTAATGGTTAAGCCATCAGCAATAAGGTTTAAAAGCTTATCAAATAATTTCTCAGTTAGTTTTTTTTTACGACCTGCCATAATATTTTATTTAGGGTTACTGGCAGAGTTAGAAAGAAAGGGAAAGACTCCACCAGTAACAGTTATAACTAATAGACCAAAGCAAGGGAGCTAGTAGCCTAAAATTTGTTTAACACATTATATAGTGTATTACAAATCAAAAGGTTTCTTTTTAGGCTTAAAACTTCTAGTTGTTAGTGTAATAGGATTCTTCTTAAGTTTGCCAGAGTGCATTAAATTATCAATTATTCTCATACAAGTAAACGAACCGTATAAAGCATCATTTATAATTAGATACATTTGATCGAACGAAAGCATCCCATTTTCAAAATCTGATTGAATTAATTCATTTATTTCAATTTTCTCCCCCAGACTGTAGTCATTCGAATAGCTCTTTTGTAATGGTTTATTATTATATAAATACTCATTCATCTTTAAAGCCTTTTAACTTTTTAAATCCCTTACTACTATTGTTATTACTACTATTGTTATTACTCTTATAATGGTACCCAAATTTAGGGTAGTCAGGGTACGTAGATTTTGGGTAGTCAGGGTACGTAGATTTTGGGTAGTCTCTGGGTAGCATCAAACTATATTTGTTAGCACTTGATAACCTGTGGACAACTAAATATCCGTTCTCTGTGAGCTCCTTTTTTGCCTTCTGTAATGTATTGATTGAGATCCCTAGCTTTAGGCACAAATTAGAGTTTCTTAGGTTCCTATAATTAGCCGATAAGCTCTTAATATAACAAAATAAGACTTTTGCGTCATTTGATACCCTATTATCATAGAATAGAGCATTTGGGATCATAACAAACCCCTTTTTAAGTTTATTCATATTCCTTTTTTTCATCCTTGCTAGACCTCCTTATATACCCAAATTTTGTGTAGTCAATAAAGAACATTAAAAGAACAAATTAATTTAAATAATATGCTTTTATTATTTGCAATATAGATCAAAAATGATACAAATAAAGAATGAAAAACAAATCAACAAAGGAAAGAAAAACAATGAACAAAGATAAATTAAAAGAAATACATACTAAAAGATTCTTAAATGCAAGATTCAAAGAAGTTAGTTTTGACAATCAAAACAACCTTCAATTTTTCTTAGCTGATTATGATCTTAACGGAAAAAGAATTATTGAGGGTAAGTGCTTCACAAATAAATCTTTTAATCATAAATGGTATTACAGATTTAAAGATTTAGAACAATTTAATAAAACTTGTCTTAATAGTATATCAGGTAATAATGAGGTTAAGCAATGGAAAGAGGAGAGAAAAGAAAAAACAAATCAACCTCATACTTTATCAATAGGAGATATTTTGTATTGTTCTTGGGGTTACGATCAAACCCAAGTTGATTATTTCAAAGTAAAAGAAATATTAGGCAAAACTAAAATTAAAATTGTTGGTCTTGGTACTTCTTTAGCTGATGATGGTTACCATGATAAAGCAACTCCAAGTGAAGAAACTGGGAACCATTGGACAAGAAAACAATACTATTGTGAAATAGATAAAAAGTGGAAGAATAAAAATATAGAACTAGTTAAGTTTGCTAGATCAAATAATTCTGTAAAAATTTCTTCTTTTGCATATGCTTATAAATGGGATGGACAAGCGAAATATTCAACAAATTCTTTAGGAGGACACTAACACAGATCGAAACTTGGGGACTTGCTCCCCTTGTCTTAGGGTTAATCCCTAACTGATGAGATCAGAAACTAAAAGAAAGGGTAAACAATGGACAATATAAATAAAATAGAAGAATACATGTTTGATAAAAAAGTTTTAACTTATCATGGTTCTAATGGGAAAGATTATCAATATTACATCAAAGAAATAAATAATGATTTGGTTACTATTGTAGTTGATGCACCTATTAAAACACCAATATGGTCAAGTGACCATCAATTATGGACTTTAGATACATATAATCTTTTATCTCATTCTAAAAAAACAAATAAAACAGCAACATGGGGGAACTAATGAAGAAAGACATAATGAAAAAAGAAATAATTAAAAGCAAAATCAAACAAGTCCATGAAGAAGCCTTAGCAGCATCTAAAAAAGCTGTTGATGATTATCTTGAGAAATGGAACAAAGAAACTGGCGGCAATCAATATAATGAACCTATTTACTGCGGCTTTGGATGGGTT